CCAGCAAGTTCCAGTTCCAGCTCCATGATAAAATCAGTAGTTGCCTGGCATACAAGAGGTCCGGTATAGTTATCCCGTACCGCCTTGATACCTTCTTTAAAAGCTCTGAGCGCAGAAGTTCCAGTGGCTCCCGGAGTGTAACCATAATCCACCATTCCTGCCTTTTCTGCTGTGATTGCCTCTGTAGCCACTTTAGAGATACGGTAAGCGTCAATCTCCGGAACTACGTGCATTCTCTGGAACTCACCCATAACAGCAGACGCTGTTGGAATGAAGTTCGCCTCGTTGATATCCATTGGATCAAGATTGAACAGACGCCCACGATCCTGAGTCATTGTTTTTGTCTGATAACCCAGAGTAACGGAGCCCTGTGTATATCCGTTATCCCTGTCATAATCTCCCATTCCCTGAAGGGACATTTTCGGGATCTTTACTTCATTTCCACCGTTATAGATCACGCGTCCCGCATTGGCGTCCATCCATCCGGTTGTTGCTTCCTGTACTGCGACCTTATCCAGCATAGTCATAAATAAGGTTGCAGCTGCTAATGTGTTAATTGCCATAATTTATTCACTCTCCTTTAATTATTGCCCATCATGATGTTATACACCTGCTCTTCCAGGGCTTTCTGTGCGTCACCGCCTGTTGCCTTCTTCGGAGGCTTGCCGCCTTTCAGCTTTTCCTCCACTGCAGTCTCTACAGCTCTCTGGAACACTTCCTTGACTTTCTCCATGGATTTCTTGCAGGTATCAGCGTCCGAATAATCCAGCACCTCTGCAAGCTCCTGGGGAAGCCCGTCACTGGCAAGGGTGTTCTTGGCTTCTGCCATCAGCTCCTTGCGTGTGATTGCTGCCTCTCTGTCAGTAAGTTCCTTTTCTCTTTTCTGCTGCATGTACTGCGCTTTTTCTTCCTTTGTCATCTTGGCGAGCTTCTCGGCTTCGGAAAGCTTATCATCCGCCAGTGCCTGCCACTTCTCCTGGGCTTTTGTCACTGCCGTATTGACCGCCTTCTGGACACGTCTGTCAAACTCCGCCTGGTTGCCGCCTGTTTTCAGGAAGTCATCAAAAGATGGAGGGATATCTCCACCAGCTCCACCTTCACCGCCTGCGCCCTCGCCAGATCCACCGCCATTGCCGCCATCAGCCCCAGCGCCGTCTCCTCCTTCTGCAAAAAGCTGCAGGTTCATTGGTACTTTACAAAATGCTTTTACAATTCTATTTCTCATGTCTATCCTTTCCGCCCAGCCTATTCCCTTTCAGGGCCCGGGCCATTCGTTTCAGATTTTCTAGTTTACCCTCGTTTCGGAGCATAAAAATAAGACGCGTCACCCTGCGTCCCAGAGGGAGATAATTGGATCACCTATCCTTTCTCTGTGCGGTCTTAGCTGGTTCCTTCACGATTTCAGCCATACCTTCCTTCACCAGGTGATCTGCTCTGGCCTCGTCCACATCCAGGACGGTACCAGGTTCGATTACCTTATGCAGACGGATGTCGCTGTAACGCTTGATTGCTTTTATTTTCATGGTTCTCACCTCCTCTTGCGCCGGCGCAAATTTTGCATATTAAAAGAGAGCCTGTTTCCAAGCTCTCCTAATAGTCAATATTTCTGTTTTACTTTAATGTCCAGCATTCGGATCATCATAAATGCTGCCCGTTCTGCCTGTTCATCATAATCTTTTTGTAACGGTATTAACAATTGTTAGTTAGAAATTACCTTTTCTATATCATCCATAGTTGCGTTAATAGTATCCCAGTCAGCAGGCGAATCCCCTACATCCACAAGGAAATGTGTATCATCTAATATCTCAACAACTGCTGCCTTCCGTCCATCTTTCAGAAGGACTGTATCAAATTCTTTTATATGCATTTACTTCGCCTCCTTAATGTACGTACTTGTCAGCTTTGTTGTGCCATCAGCCTTTTTGATCCATGCAACAATTACATTTGCTGGTGTGTCCTTAAGGCCATACAAAACCATTTTCTGTTCATATCTATCACCAAATCCTTCATTTCCTTTGAACGTGGCCGGATACTGCGTTGTGCCTTCTTTCAACGCTTTCTGAAGTTTCTGCCAATTATCTATTCCATAACCCAAGCGATCTGTAAAGGCTCTGCCCTTAGGATAACCTTTCTCACTGTTCTCATCAAACAGATATTTCGTAAACTTAGGCTCTGGCAAAATTGCGTTTTCTGCATTCGGCAGTTTCAACTCTGGATGCTGCAGAAGCTCATTCCTTCTCTGGTAATCCAGATTCATAAATCTCCATTTCTCAGGTTCATTATACTTGATTTCCTGGAATCCTGCAAAACTTTTTGGAATTTCTTTTCCCAGGGCTTTCTGATAGCGTTCATACTGTTCCCGGTCTGATGCACTGTTCTTAGCAGCTTTCTCCTGCGCCTCAGCTTTGGCATTCCCTTTCACGTATTTCTCATACCACTGGTCATAGGTCATATTCGCTGGCACCTTCTCTATACGGCCTGTAGCCGGGTTATAGGCGCTTCTTTTCATCCGGGCGAGAGTTTTTTCATCAATAATACTAATGGTTGTAGAACGGCACCAGGGATGCATGGGCGGATAGTTCTTTCCCGCTTGCCTCTCTGGCAGTAAAAAGACTTTTCCATCCAGACTCCGACAGATCTCACTGGTACGTAAGTCCAGGGTTGCGAGATACCGGTATTTCTCTACGCTGCACTCCTCATAAGCCCTGGCGGTAAGCTCACCAGCTACAAAGCAGCTCTCTGTCCTCACCAACCGTCTTGCCTGGATAGCTCCCGCCCCAAACTTGTATTCAATAATCTGTGCTGTTTCCCGATCAGTACGGCCTGTGAGAAGACTGACCAGCATTTCTTCTTTCAATGTCTGCGCCAGATTTTCTGTGTTCTTCCAGATACGCTTTGAGTAATGCTTTCCAGACCAGTTCATCTGTAACACCTGGTCAACCTGTTTCTGGCTGATATGGGAAAAGCTGAAACCAAGCCCAGTACGCTTCTGGACATTGTAAATAGACTGGTAATAAGCCTTTTCTCCCAGATCACGTAGGAAACTGGTATCAAACTGCTGCTCCTGGTGGTAGACATTTTCCATCAGCTTATCTACCTGCTGCATAACATCCTGGAGTCTTTCAAGCCTTGCACGGTATGCCGGAGATTCCAGTTTCTGGACAAGCTCCTGCTTGGTTTTTTCTGAATAATCTTTATTCTTCAGTGTCCGCAGAAGTTCATCCAGAGAAGTCTTATCCTGTAAGGTATCCAATAACCGTCGGGCTTCTGTCTCTGACAATTTGTGCTTTGTCATATATTTTTCAAATATATCTTTCGCAGCGTAAGTCAGATTCATGGAAGCACTTCTGTACACTTTTGCGATCAGATCAGCTGTGGCTTCCGCATCATCCAGATTCTTGTATAAGTCCCACACGGCGCGTCTTTCCCAGTAGTTGCTCATTCAGCATCATCCTTTTCAGATTTACCTGGTTCCTTGTGATCCGGATTATCATCTTGCGGTGGTGTGTTCTCCTGCATGCCAAAGACCTCCTGCTGCCGTTTCAGGTTCTCTTCTGTCTCTTCATCCAAAGCTTTCAGTTCCTCGTCCACATCATCCACAAATGGTACCTGGGACAGTAGTGTTTTTCTGCTTACTTTTCCCCACAGGTTTGCCACAATCTGGGAGATCTCCAACAAATTCTTCGGCAGTGCCCTGGTAAAGGTCATTGTGATTCCGGCCGGATCCACACTCTTACCATGGAGTGCCAGATAATTGCAAAAAATCCGAATGCGCTTTCTTAAACCTTTTCTGTAATATCTGGTCTTTATCTTGGTGATATTCTCCATTCCCAGGAGCTTAAACTCCATAGCCACACCAGACACATTTCCACCAAAGGATTCATCTGACATACAGGGAATATGGGAAAATTTATGAATATCCTGTTCAATAGCTTTTTTTAGGATTTCCACTCCGGATTCATCAAACGTCCTGGTCAGATATTCCGCCTTAGCTGTATCAGGCATTTCAAGCACCTTGTACTTTTTCAGCCTTTCTTTTGCCATTTTGATGTTCTGATTTTCCTCTTCCGTACCAGATTCATCCTCATCTGAGAGCAGCGTGCCATAAATGGCAAGGATTGCATCAATAAACTGCTCCTTGTCTGTGATACGGTCGCTCATCAGCGCGTTGTAAGCGTCGATCAGAGGGATCTGAAGCTCAAAGTCCCCAATGGCAAGCTTATTGTTCAGATACTCAATAATCGGGATTTCTCCCAGGTAATGGGGGGCTGGCAGTTCTGTTGTCAGCTGTGGTACTTCATTATTTTGGATATCCAGCTCATACTTGTAATTCGGCGTCAGCACGGTTGCAATATAATGCTCCGGTCCCGTCCCCGAATCATCTTTCCGGACATAATAATAAACAGCAAAGAGCTCGTTTTCCTCTATGCTGTCATCTTTTACCATGAACGTATTTTCCGGAGACAGGTTCTTGGTCAGTAGATTATTTTCATTTTCCTTCACATACACATATTCGTAAGCCAGGCCATAGATGGAAAGATCCAGACCATTATCACCGTCAGTCTCATCTGCCCCCGCTGTTTCCAGTGCATCTGTCAAAT